AATTTATTTTTAGATCATCTGGATGATCCACTTCCCCGAGTACTGAATAACCGTTTTGAATCTGATCGTTTAGGGTTTTGACAGCCTTGCCAATCTCATTCACAGGGTAAACACGCTGGTTAGCGTTGCGAATACCGCCCTGGATGCAAATCCCGGACATGTATAGGCTTTTACCATCTTTGTCATCAGACTCAACGATCATTTTTGCTTCGTTGAAACTGAGATTCTCTCGGAGGTATAACATATATTATATGTTCTCTTTACTTTGCACGTTTTGGTGCGCCATTAAGCATACTGGTTGTATTGTCTGCTTTTTCGCCTGCACCTTTCTTCTCAGCACCGTGACCTGGTTCTTTCTTCTTAAACGCTGTTTTACCTGCGTTTGAATCTTTACGGTTGTGGATTGAACCTAAACCGCTTGTCAAGTCACCTGCTTTTGGATTTGCTAGTCCGCCTTGTGTGCCGCCTTTCTCTGTTGAGAATGACTTGGCAATGTTAGCAGTAGTTCCACCCATGTCGTTCTTACCGGCTACGATTGATTTGGTATTTTGGCCGTTGTCGCCCATTTTTCCAAATGTATTGTATGTTTGGCCGCCAACTTTGTTAACGTATTCCATTAAACCTGCTAGTTCATCGCCGCCGCCCATGTCTGGCTCGTCGCCCATGCTCATGTCGCCTGCCATGTCGCCGCCCATGTCGCCGCCCATGTCATCCATGCCGCCCATGTCTTCGCCTTCTTCTCCGGCCATTAGTTGTTCAAATTCTGCTTTTAGGTCTTCCAGAGCGTCTTCTAGATCCATTACACGATCTTCCATTCCGCCTGCATCACCTTCCTCATCTCCGCCAAACTCGTCGTCGGCTTCTGGATCCATATCCATTTCACTGTCATCTTCTTCGCTGTCGTCTTCTGCATCGTCAGCTGGCTCTTCTTCGCCGGCATCTTCTTCACCGTCGTCTTCTTCACCTTCCATTGCAGACGTTTCTGCAGGAGCACCACCACCAATTGCATCGTTGGCTTCTTCAGCAGTGAAGTCTTCTGATAATAATTCTTCGTAGATTTCGCGAGATTTTCCTACTACGATGTTGTGGAAAATTGCTTTTGCTTCGTCATGATTCTCATTGATTAGAGCTTCAAGCATTGCTTCGAATTGAGCGCGGTCAGTCATGTTAAGTTCTCCTGTGGTTGTGATACAAGGCTGTATTATATTTACACTTTTATTAAAAAAGTGTATAGATACGGGATGAAAACAGTCGATTTTAGACTGTTTTTAGATTAGGCAGCTGGCGGAGGAGGAGCCGCGTACATTGTATGAATAAATGCCAGTTCGCTTTCCTGTTCCAGTATGTGTGCTTCGCTTGATTTTCTTAATTCGTTTAATTGTTTTAATGTTAATCTTGTCTTACGTGTATCTGAACGATGCAACTGGCTGTTGTCGCGACTGGGATCGTAGCGCAAGTCGTTGGCCACATGCCTTGTGTCCGGATCAATATAAAACATTTCTCTTAAAATCATATTGTATTTATGCAACAGGCAATGCGCCGCCCATTGGCTGAGCGGCAACTGGAGGCATTGCGCCTTCAGCTGATGCATCTAAGTCTCCAGCCAAGTCTTCTGGCGCATCAAAGTCTCCTGCCATGCCCATGTCTCCTTCAATACCAGCGGCGCTTAGTCCTGCACTACGTAATTCTCCGGCAGCATCAGTACTTGTTGGCATACCTTTGCCGTTTTCTTCTGCCCATGAACGTTCGTTTTCTGCAATTTCTTCGTCTGTTAGTCCTAAGAAACGTTTTAATGCAAACCGATTGCTGACAAACGGTATAGCTTGAATAGTATTGAATGTGTTGATACGTTCTGCATCAATGCTGGCCTGCTTACTGCTTGCAAAGTTCAACGGAGGATTAAAGTTTAATTCAAACAGGTTTGGGTCAATGTTTACACCTTTACCGTACAAATACATTTTAAACTCTTCGTCAAACACTGATGTCATCAAACTTTGTAGTCGTTCACAATATTTGTTAAAACGCAGTTCTTGAATGTATGCTGTTCCCACACGGCCATCATTAAAATTACTCTGACTATCGTCTGCGCCTGTGGGCAAATAGCTACTTGGAATACGTAATCCACGGAATAACTTGTTGGTAAAGTACTTCAAGTCATCAATTTCACCAATATTCTTACCACCTTCCAACATCTTAACATCAGAACCTTTGCCGTCTGCTGTTTTAGGAAAGAAATAATCTTCGTTGATGCTTAGAGGATTGTATGCACTGTCTATAACATTCTGTCCGCCACCTGATTGACTGGGGATACGGCGTTGATGAATCTCATTTTTAACACGTTCTACGAATGCCATGGCCAAGTGGCTGGGCATATTGCCCACGTCAATACTAAACACTCTACGTTCAGGAGCACGTTGTATGCGATAGATAAGGATAGCATCTTCTAAAAGTTCTTTTTGCTTGTAAACTTTAAAGATATTTTCTAATAAACTGTTACCAAATGGGTAATTGTTATCTAATCCTTCACTTAGACTCAAATGAACAATGTGTTCAGAGTTGATGGCATGTTCAGTTTGTTGCATTCCAAAGCGATTGTTGGAACTTGCACTGCCTGCGCCTGCTCCATTGCCAGTGTATGTTTGTGGACCACTGCCTGTACTGGTTCCTGCTGAATTGCGGGGATTGATATTAGGTGTTATCTGTGTTGCTACTAAGTTTTCAAAGTTAGGTGCTAGATTTTTAACAACAAACTGTTCAGGTTTCTTGCCTTCGCTTTCATTAACAATCACTTTGATCAACTGACTTGGATCAATCCAGTTCCATCTTTGATTTTCTGGATCACGAATAAAGAAACTGTCACCGTATTTGAACGTGTTACGCACAATGCGGAATATTTTAGTATCAAATTTTTGTAACTTGCACCACTGTTGCAAGTATTCACTCAACACTCGAACTTCAATGTTGGTAGCTTTACTGCGCCACTTGACTGCAAATGGACTTTTTGAATCTTTTAATTTTTGTGTACAAAATTCTGCTAGAATATCCAATGCCGCGTTGACTTCTGGATCGCTGTCCATGACTTCGTATTGCTGATAACGCTCAATGCGATTTGGACTACCAGTATAAACATCAGGTAGGAATGAACTATAGTTGGTTCTAGCAGGTCCTGCCCTGTTACTGGAATTAGATCCTGATATTGTACTGAGTTGTCCAGTGGTTTGAACAGGAGAGAAGTATTTTTTCCAAGTCATTTAATGTTATCCTTAGGCATACCTATTACCTGTTGCCTTGGCTGAGTTCTTAGCAGTCTTTGTACTAGCACCTGATATTGTTTCACTATGATCTATTAGTTTCAGCATGTTCATATTTAACATCTTTAGCTGGTCGTTGAGATCTTTTATACCAATTTCGTTGTTTGCCGGTTTGGATTCTGCAGGCTTCTCTGCAGGCTTGGCCACCTGCGGTGCTGGTTTTGGTTCTTCTTTTTTAACTTCTGCTAGTTTGGTTTTATTGGCGTCTGCTAGTTTGGTGTCAATAATTTTAGGATTAAACATGTCTCCTAACATGCCACCAGCACCTCCTAGTTTGGAAAACATTCCCTCCATTTGAGATTTGATCTCTTCTGGTTTAGGCATGTTAGTTCCTAACATTCCACCAGCACCTCCTATTTTGGAAAACATTCCTTCCATTTGAGATTTGATCTCTTCTGGTTTGCCAATAGTACCTATTAGTTTGGAAAACATTCCTTCCATTTGTTTCTGATTGTCGTCTGCACCTGTCTTGCCTTCAACTTTTCTCTCTGCACCGAGAGATGACATATTAATTAGCTGTGCATATTCTTTACTCTTTGTCCGTTCGGCAATTGCGGACTCTGCTTGTTGCATCTGCAATTTTGCTTTTTCTTTCTGATCATCAGTAACTGCTGAGTTCATCAACTTCAATGCTTCTTCGTATTTTGAACCAGCAGGTCCAAGCAAAGACATTTGTATTGCACTTTCTTTAGTACGGATTCCTCCAGATTCTAGTTCTTTAGTTAAGTTGCTTAAGGATGGAGCAAAACTACTAAATCCTTCGGTGACTTTTGCCATAACTTCTGAAGCTTTAGAAGCTGAACTTTCTTTAATTGCAATTTCTGAAGAACCTGCATCTTTTTGTATGTCAGTTTGTGCTTCAGCATTAATCTTTGCAATTTCAGTAGATTGAATGGCAGACTCTTTTGCCAGTTCGTCTCGTTGTTGTTGTACTTTGGCGTGGAATGCCTTGTCTGATTCCGAACGTTCTAGTGCTTTTTGTGCTTCTTGTGCGGCTGTAATTTTATTAGAAGATGCGTTGAGTTCGATACCTAATAACTTATACTGTGCTTCCTCTGATTGAGTCATAGCACGACCTTCAAGTTCAGCTTTTTCTTCTAACGCATCTCTAGCTAGTGCGGCAGCTTTATTGGCGGCATATCCTGTGTTTTCTTGCTCTTTGAGAGAAGATATGGTTTCTTCTGCTTGCTGTGATTTCTTTGCTGTTTCCCAACTAATTCCATCTTCAATCTGTTTGTACAAGGGTGCTTTCAATGCTTTGTATTTTTCTTCAATAGCTTTGCCTTCATCACTGTCGCGCATTGCATTACGCACTTGTCTTGGACCAGCATCTGGTCCTAATTCTGCTTTGGTTTTTTGTAGTAATACTTCACGTTCAGCGGCATATTGTGCTTTGACATTTGCTAATTCTTTTGATGCTGCCTTACTTTCATCATTTTGTACAACTTTAGGACCTTCATTAGGACTAGATGCTGAGCTTAATGTTGTGCTGATAGTCTTACTAATCTCTGCTATATTGATGCCACCGCCTTTAGATTCCATCATACCACGTAACGCATCCAATGGCACTATTGCCTCAGGTACACCTTTTTCTCCAACGGTAACTGTTGTTCCTGTATCTGTTCCTGGAACAATTCCACCATCTGCTTTTTTAACTGCTGTTTCTGGTGGCCTTGGTAATTTTTGTCCAGGTATGTTGTTCCTTTTCCTCATTTCTTCTGTTTCTTGTGCGTGGCCTTCATCCGCTTTGCCGGTGAATTTTTTAATTTCACCTTGAATGTCATTACCTACGCCTTTTTGTTGTGCCGCTGCCTGATCATATGTCTCAGCCCTGTCTCTCTTTGAAGTTTTTCCGGCCGCAAGATCTAACGATTCATTCCATTTTTGAATAACTTCCGGGCTTGCACCCATTTTATTATTAACTGCCTCAAAATTTCTAGCAAGGCCAGCCGCTTGGATATTTGTTAGTCTATCAAACTCGTTAATTGTTTGAGCAAGTTTTTTTCCAGGATCATCTTGTCCAGTTGATTTTCCATCTTTATCAACTTTTATTCCATTTATGGCAGCTACAGCTTCTGCTTTTTGATTTGCGGCAGCTTTGGCGGCGTCACCTCCAGCTTCTTGAGTTGCCGCAATGCTACTCATTAACGATTTATTTTCGCCTGCCATCTTAGCCATTGCTTCAGCAGTGGCTCCTGTAGCTGTGTTAGCAATCTGGCCATATTCTCTACTGGCCATGCGAGTATTAACTGCTGTTTTTGCATCTTCTATTGCTTGTGCGGCCGCTGTTTTTTGTTCTACTGTTTTTGCTTCTTGTTGTTGTTTAATTGCTCGTTGAAGTTGTTCACCTGCAGGTCCCAGCGCAGTCATTGCTGCCATACCTTCTTTGGTTCTTATACCGCCTGAAACAATTTCACTAGCCAGTGCTTGAGTTGTTGGACCCAATGCCGCAAGCGATGCTTGAGTTTTAGTAAAGTTTTGACGTTGTTGTTCGTCCATGGCCAGCATGGCCAGCATGACTTTTGGTTTTTCTTGCTCTGCTTTAACACTATTTAAAATAGCATCTCTGCTCATGCCAGTTGTTAATGCAGTTTCAGCAAGTTGAACTGCTAGTTCATTAGCCGAATTTTTTGCTCGAGTCCTTGTTTCAGCATCGTCAAGATTTAATTTTTTACTATTTTGTACACTAAGAGCTGTGATGTTTGCTAGTTCATTAGACTCAATTCCTAATTCTCTTAACTGTTTACCTGTTGTGGATTGTTGTATCTCTCCAGATAATTTACTAAATGTTTCAGCACTGCGCTGAGCATTACCAGCTAAACCATTTAATCCACCTTTAAAATTAACAATGGTATCTGTAAATTCTCCAATTTTTTGACCAGACTCTGCGGCCATACGATTAAATTTACCTAGGTCGTTGCCTCCAACACCTATTTTGCCAGCTTCGTCCATCTGGGCTTTGTTTTTAAGTAAGCTGTTTCCTACTTGTTCTACCGCACTGCCAAACCCGCCAAGTCCAATAGCACCAGCTACCTTACTGAATCCTTCTAATACAGAGGCGGCGCCGCTTGATGCGCCAGTTAGACGTTGAAATCCAGCGTATAAAGGAGTTATTGTCGAGCCAAGATCACCAAGGCCAGTTTGGACTTGTTTGAGTAGTCCACCAAAATCACCACCACCACTTGATTGAGTCGGCTTTGAGTTGCCACCAATACCTTCTCTAATAGCTTCGGCTATCAGCTTTGCATCTTCTTTGTCTAATGCCATAAAAATTTCCCAAGAAATGTGCGTATATAAATACTACATACTATATTTATCAGGAGTAAAATATGTCACAAAATCCCTTACAGCAGTATTTTAGACAACCAAAAATTTATGTTAAACTACCTAGTCAGGGCATGTACAGCAAGCCTGGAGCAATTTCTGGAGACATAAACGGATTGCCCGTGTACGGCATGACTGGCATGGATGAAATTATCATGAAAACTCCTGATAGTTTACTAAGCGGAGAAAGCATTGCTCAAGTAATTAAAAGTTGCTGTCCTGGAATACTCAATCCATGGGAACTAACTGTGTTAGATACTGACATGTTGTTTAGTGCCATAAGAATTGCAACTTATGGAAATCTCATGACTGTAACACATACTTGTTTTAAATGCAAAACTGAAAACGAATATGATTTAGATTTAAATCGAGTTGTTGAATATTTCAGTAGTTGCAAGTATGATAACAACATTGCATTGGAAAATATGATGATCAAGACTCAACCGTTGACTTATAAACAAAGCACAATGTTTAGTCTTAAAAATTTTAGCCTACAACAACGATTGAGTCAAGCAGAAAAGTTAGAAAACAAAGACGAACAACAAAAAATCGTTAATGAGTTGTTTAAAGAGCTAGCTACATTACAAAATGAATTGTATTTTCTCAGTATAGAAAGTGTAGAAGTTGGAAATACTGTGGTTGATCAAGAAGAGTTCATTAAAGAGTGGTTGGAAAATTGTGACAAGTCTGTATTTGATGCTATTAAAAAACAAATTGACAAAAATAGAGACACTTGGACCACACCGCCATTCCCCGTTAAATGCACTGCTTGTGATACTTCAGTAAATTTAAGAGTAGATTTGGATCAATCAAATTTTTTCGTTTAAGCCTAATTGGGTTAGGACCCTCTGAAATCGAAGAAATACTAGTTAGGCTAGATCATCAGGTCAAAAATTTTAAATCAGAACTGTTTCGAATTTCTTGGTATATGCGAGGAGGAGTAACTGTTAACGATCTGTTGAACATATACAGCCATGATGATAGACAATCTATCTATGAAATTATCAATGAAAATATTGAAACTGTGAAAAACACAGGATTGCCGTTACTTTAATAGTCTTAGAGGTACACCATCTGGACCTACTGGAGCAACATTACTTAGTTTGGTAGGATCTTTGCTCACATACACATCGCCTGTGGATGTGTTTGACCACGTACTAGCCGCTGTTCTAATCCACACTCCGCCTTGTAATTTTGTAATATATGAATCTCTGGAATCTGGACTCCGCCACTTGTTATCAGCTGTTCTAACCCAGGCTCCACTTGGTAATTTTACAGTATTTTCATCGTCCTGGGGTGCAGTTATAGTTATAGTTTGTGTATTGTTAGCAGGCCGGTTAATTGGGTTGCCGTCAGGACCAGTATTGCCTTTGTCGGCATTAGGGCCAACAGGTTTTGTATCTTGTTTTCCATCAGGTTTAGCAACTGGATCTTTATCCATCAAACTGGACGCTCCTGGTATACTAGCTATAAACGATTTAATTTCGTCTAATATTTTAACACCACCTTGGCCAACATAGGAAAGAATATCGTCGCGAATGCCAAGAAATTTAAGTATTGGACCAACAATTGGACCAACAATTGGAAGTTCAGAAAGATGGAATACTGCAACTCTGCCTAACCATAATTGTCCGGGCTCGGTACTTAACCAAGTTAAAATTCCTAACTGAGCTGTTTTTGATATACCGCTTAATAGTGTAGTTACAGTACCAAGACCTTTGATTTTTCCAATCAATGCAAGAAATCCCAACCACCCAGCAGAAGTAATACCAAATGTTACAGCGGCACCAAGTTTGGTTATTAGTACACTCATTTCTTGTTGACGGTAAGCTCTATAAGAGGCTTCAGACATCAGCGGCGGCACTTCGGACCATTGATCAAATGCGTCTTGTACGTTTACATAATACGTTCTAATAGCTTCTTCGACATTGTATGTAAAACCCACAACAAGCAATCCGTTTGTAAACATACCTAGATTATCAGCAAACTCTTTAAAGCCAGTTTTAATTTTTTCTATTCCAGCTGTAGTTTTAGTGACTACGCTGTTCTGTTTATCAAAGGCGGCTTTTTCTGCTTTGGTAATTTCGGCAGCTCGTTTTGCCGCTTCTTTTTCAATAACAGCAAGTTCTTTAGGAGTTGCCGTAACACCACGACTACGAAGGATATCAGAAATACTAGGCAATGCTTTTCCATATTTCTGTGCTTGAGCAATTGCACGGCCGGCAAGCTCTACCAGTTCTCTAACAGCAATTTGAGAGAGACCTTCGTTTAAAGATGGTTTGATAATGTCGATTACTTTCATGATAATATTTATCTATGTATCAAAGAAGAACTTGCGTTCTTCTGTTCTTCGCTTCAGCTCGAACTTGTGTTCTTTTTATACTTATAGTCAAGTGCGAAGCACTATTAATATTATCTAGATTGTTCAGTCACACTTAGCCCTTGCGGGCTAAAAATGAACATTATCTGAGTTGAGCAGTTCACTTAGCGTTACAGCATTACAGTGGCGGTTGTCCGGTACCACGAGCTGAGTCTTAATTACAACGGCGGGTCTATACATATACGCTAACATACTATAGCCGCGGGTTTTTCTCCCTCTTTTAGCCTGCTTAAAAATATTTTTCTTGTAACACAAACGGATTAAAGGCATATTCCATCAGCGTCCTGTAAAGGATAGTGAGTTACAACCCCTCCACCAAGGTAGGGAATTCCATTGACTGCGATCCGAGATCCAGCTCTAAGGGCACGATTTTAGTCGCCTGTGCGGGCTTTTTTGGCGGTCTGTTGCCTGGATTTATTGAGCCTTGCGTATGTGTGAGCCATGTACACGAACACTAATCTGTCCGTTATAATAGTCTTTTGACTCCAACACCTTGCGGGAAAATTGTTCCCTAGCCTCTATGTATGACGTTTCTGCCTTGGATTTACAGTAAAACAGTATCTCTCTGCGAAAGTTTTCTTGACCTAACTGCGTGATATCCTTGAGCAATTCGTCCGACGACCCATAATAGGTACGCCAGTCACTGTCAATTTTACCGCGGATTTTCTTTTTTTTCTTTGTGCCATTTTTTAACTTGACCACCCGGTAGGTAGTTTTTGCAAATTTGGCTAGTTTTTTGCCTATGTACATACGCCCGCTAATTGTGTTTGTTATGAGATAAACAAATCCAACACAATCTTCGGGCAATTCTTCTATTAATTGATTTTCGTAGTACCAAGACATACACTAGTTAGTGTCTGCTTGATCCTTTGCCTGTGCCTTCTGGCGTGCCTTGTTGCGATCTAAATATACACGATATTGTTGCACATGCTCGCGCCTATTCCTTGCAATTATTCTAATCTGCGCTAACCAATAGCGCATATTTTCGCCTGCTCTGCGTGTGCCTTTATTTTGCCAATCTTGATTTGCCTTGAAATATTCTTTAAAAGCCGTCATGAGTTGTTCATGCGACTCTTCATTCTGATGCGGACTTGGATCAACGTGTTTACTCATTGATCTCTAAATCATTTGCATAACTGGTGTAGCCATTTTCTTTGATAACTTTCAACACATTGTTCACACGACCAATCAATTCGTCCTTGTGCGAGATTAAGAAAATGTTCTTCTTGCGTTCCCGTGCCATCTTCTTAAGCACAGCCAATGCACCTTCAACTCCTGATGCGTCAAGTCCGTTGTCAATAAGCTCGTCCACAAACAATAAGTTGATCTGTTGATACAGGCTTTCCCATACATCTCTAAACGACCAACTCAAGCCCAGTATCAAACGATTGCGTTCACCACGGCTCAAATTGTCAAAATCCAGATCCTGCCCAAGTTGTGTAATTTCCACAGTCAAATCGTTTTGAAATACAACGGTGTGTGGCAATCCCATCTTGTCCAAATAGTAGGTAAGTCTGTTGTTGAGGTAGGCTAGATTTTGATCTATGATCTTTTTACGGATAAAACTGTCTTTGCTGGTAAGCAATTTGAGTAGAAACTCTTGATGTTCCTTCAATCGGGTCAGTTCATTAACACTGTCCCATGTGATTTCCTGTAGGGCAGTGTCAGTTAGTTCGTCAATTTGTTCTTGATACGGATCTGACTCTCCAGCCTTGACTGTTAACTGTGTTTCCAGTGTTTTAAGATTATTTTGATGCTTCAGTGCCTGCTCCACAGTGTCATAATATGTGTTGGGTCTACTGCTAACTTCGCCAATGCTGGCAATTTCTTTAGTGATTTTTTTAAGATCACTAGTGACTTTATCAAAGTATTTTTGTGCTTCTACCAAGTGTGTGTTGGCAGTGGCGGACATTTCTTCATGTTTGTGATCATGCAGTTGTTGTTCACAAGCATGGCATGTTTTGTTTGCTAGACTTTCTAGTTCTTTTGTATACTTTGTTAGACTTTTTTCAGCTTGTGCGATAGCACTTTCTAAGGTAGCCCGCTCTTTGTTTAGACTTTTTAATTTTGCAGTCCGCTCGTCATACTCTTTTAACTCAGCATGTTTTTCAAGTTCAACAACAATGTCTACATTTTCAAGTTCAACAATAGCACGACCAATTTTTTCTAATTCGCTATCGTGCTGAGTGTTCCACGCTGATTGCCTATTAAGCAAACTGTCAATACTTACTTGTATCTTTTCGTTGGATTTCTTTGCGGCTTCAATATTTGCTGACTCTTGCGTGATTGATTCTTTAGTAAGGCGTGTTTGTTCTTTTAGCGCATCTGCCTTTTCACTCAGCAGAGTAATACCAAGCAACTGTTCAATAATAACTCGTTGGTCGTTGGCCCGCATACTGAGAAATGGCTCTGTATAGGTATTAAGGGCAACAATATGTTTGAACATGTCGTGACTCATACCCAACAAGTCGTCTACATCCTTTTGAGTTTCCCTAACGTCACCTTGACTATCGTCTATTTCGTCAGTTTCTTGTTCTGTATCATTGACAAAGAACTTGAATATGTTGGGTTTACGTCCACGTTCAATACGATAATCCACACCGTCTTTGTTAAATGCCAGGGTGACTAACATGTTCCTGTTGTTAATCTTGTTTATAAGATTGTCTTTTTTAATGTTAGTAAGTGCATTGCCAAACAACGAATAGCTTAGGGCATTAACAATAGTGGTTTTGCCAGTACCATTGCGCGAACCGCTGTCATCTCCGCCTTGATCTAAGTTTTCTCCTAGCACAAGTGTTAAATTTTCAGCCGCAAAATTTATAGCTTGAGTTTGATTACCCACACTCATAAAATTCTTTACGGTTAGTTCTTTTATTTTAATTGTCATAGGCTGTTATAAATGGATAGTAGCATATTTTTGTCAAACTGATCACTGTCAATACTAATAATTTGACTGGACACAATTTGATCTACACTTTCAAATGCTTGGATATCAATATTGGTATTGATCTCAAGTTCTTTCTTTTCTGCAATAAGTGTAAGTTCACGGATGCTATAATCTGCAATAAACTTTTCTTTAATAAAACTTGCTTCTTCAAAACTGATATCTATATCCAGTGTAACACGCAAATGCTGTTTGGGTTTGATAATGGTATCGGCTTCGTCAATCAACCTGCTGAGTGTAACCGTGCGAAATGTAGGTTGCTTGTCCCATGTAAAATATTTGGGTTCTCCGCCCCACTCCATGACCATCATGCCACGTTCATCGTCCCATGCATCTGCGTAGTTGTGCGGAAATGCATTGCCAATATAAATCATGTTCTTTTGTTGCTGACGCTTGTGAAAGTGTCCGCTAAACCCCAGTTCGTATCCTTTAAAACTGTCCAGTTGAATCTCACCGTGGTCTGGCATCTGCACCATGGCATTCATAAAGAAGCTGGGCAATTCAAAGTGGCCAAAGATATACTTGCCACCCTTTTTACCCACACTTCGCCATTCGTCTCCAACCAGCCAAGGACATAAAGTAACGTCACTAATAGTAATGGGCTCGTGTACCACAGTGATGCCTGGAATATACTTGCCAAATTCAACGCTGTGGATGTCTCGCTTGTCTTTGTAGTAAAGATCATGATTACCAGGAAAGAAATAAAACTTATCAAAAGCCTGTCCCAGTTTCTCAAGGGCTCTAAGACTATAGTCCATGGTAGTGATATTGAGACTGTTGCGATTGTGATGCCAATCGCCCATGAAGATTCCAACATCACATCCTTGCTCTTTGGCCTTGGCAATATACCAGTCTACAAAATCTTCACAATCTTGATTATGTACACCGCTATTAGATTTTAAACCAAAGTGAATATCAGTAAAACATGCTACTTTTTTGAATAAACTCATTCACTGCTTTCCTCATTTCGTTTGACTGCGGCTGCATGTTCTCCTGCGCCAGTACGACTGTAACTTGGGTTCATACCGTTAATTTCTAAGATGTCGTCGCGAATATTTTGATTACGTTTTTCAATATTAATAACACGAACAAAACTATTAGTAACCGCCGCAGTAAAATACGCAAACGGATTGTCTGATTTTGATTCATCAAACTGTAATCCTATCTGTGTTAGTTGTAAAATAGCCTGGCCCTTCATTTCGTCATTGTATGTGTAGCCACGCACGTTGCCGCGAGTAGCGTATCTCTCACATAATTTTAACATCATTCTAGCTAAGGTGTTAGTAATTTGGCCCGCATCTTTGTTAAAATGCCCAGTGTCCAACGGCCCAGTCCAATGACTTTTACCAACGCAAACCAGTGTTTCGCCAGTTTCGTCGTCAAACTTCCAGTGTTGGAATGGAGGAAAATTTACCTTGTCTCTATGATCCGCAATGGTTTTTGGATTTTTCTTTCTGATGCCATTTAACGGAATATGGTCAAATGTCATAATACGGAATACCACATCTGTTTTTGTTATTTTTTTATAGTCTACTTCACAATCTGCCTGTTTGACTTTTTCTCCACTGCGTTTTCGACGCTGGTATTCTTCATCGCCCTGTCGTTTAGCACGGGCACGTTTGGCTTCAGCAATGCTACGTATATTGATCTTGTCTGCGCTGGGCAATATAAGGTCATATTGATGATATTCTGGTTTTGTGAAACTACAATATGATGTTTTACTTCTATGTATTTCTAACAACATGTCCTTGTTGTTTAGGTAATTTACTTTGGGTATAAGTGGTAGCATACTATTCAGTCTCCGATGTGCTATTATAAACTACGCTGTTAATAAAGTCAAATAAATAGAGTATCAAAAGGATACTATATGGCGTTCGACTTAACACAAACATTAACAGCTTCACAGAACCTAGTGGGAGCCGCTACCAGCGCAGTAAACATTGGTAGCAACTTGGCTTCTGCGTTGTCTGGACCGTTTAACAGTCCAGGTGATGTGGCCAGTGCAATTCGTAGTATAGATTTGCCATCTGCTGGTGAAGCAGTTGGCGATATTCTTAGTGCTGTTGCAAGTTTTGGCGGTGACGCTAATTCCAATGATTGGCGTGTACGACTAAGTCTTGCCAACTGGACTAGTTTTAAATCAAGCCCAGTGCTAAAGCCATTAAAAGATGCGGGAGGTTTAATTTTTCCTTATACTCCTGAGATTAATATAGCCAGTGGTGCAAAATATACAGACGTACAAACAACACATACAAACTATACTTTCCGTGCTTTTCAAAACAGTGATCCTGGTGAAATAACTATCTCAGCTCCAATGAACGTGGAAGATGCTACGCAGGGATTATACTGGATTGCCGCGGTACATTATTTAAGAAGTCTTACCAAAATGTTCACAGGATCTGATCCAAAGGCCGGCAATCCTCCCCCGATTGTGTTTCTAAATGGATACGGCAATTATGTTTTCAAGAATGTTCCGTGTGTAGTCACAAGTTTTAGTACAACATTAGGTAAAGAATGTGATTATATTGGAGTTAATGTTGTTGGTAGTGCTGCCGGCCAAGTGCAAGGAGTGGCAGATGCCATTGGCGGAATATCTAGTAGTATTGGAGGAGCATTAGGCGGATCCATTCCTGGGCTCAGTGGTATAACAAGTACGGTAAGTAACTTAGCAGGCGGTGTTGGAAATGTTGCTGGACTGTTGGGATCGTTTGGTATCGGCGGCACAACAAGTGGCGGAGTAAGCCATGTTCCGACTAAGAGTAATTTTACAGTAAAATTAAAACCAATTTACAGTAGAAACAGCGCCCGTACTTTTAGTCTTGATAGATTTGTTCAAGGCGGATACCTTAATAATAGTTTTGGATACATCTAATCATGTCAGAATACTCAAACACTAGTCCTTGGTTCACTACTGGCGTAGTGCAAGACTACTTAGATATATTATCTATTAGGCCAGTCAGTGCTGAGCCAGACGACTTTTTATACACCATACAAGCACAGTATACATATCGTCCTGATTTGTTAGCACACGACTTGTATGGCTCAGCATCTTTATGGTGGGTTTTTATGCAACGTAATTTAGACACTATTCAAGATCCAGTGCTTGATTTTGTTCCAGGTACACGAATATATATTCCAAAAAATAGTAGTTTAAAAACAGTGTTGGGATTATAATATGAGTGTCTTTGCTGACCTTGGCGCAACAGTTTCTTCTGTAACAAGTAACATATCTAATGTTACTTCTTCAATCACGGCTGTTGCTGGCGGCCTGGCATCGGGACTTGGTTCTATCACTGATAAAGTGGGTGGTGTTTTATCCACAGTTAATCAAGTTTTTAAACAAACTGCAAATATAAAACTGCCTTTGCCTAATCCACTATTTTCTTATGCAAGTTATACCTATGTAATCAGCATTGGAATTTTATCAGATGAATTCTTAAATAATCCTGACACCACATACAGGGCAGGTAAAAAGTTTCCGCTACTACTAAAAAGTGCAAATGCAGATCCCGCTAATCGTGCCAATACGCCATACGGAAAATTTGATTTTTTCATTGATAATTTAACAATTAAAAGTATAATAGGATTTGAAGCAGGATCAAACACTAATGTTTCTGGACCTATAACTTTTACCATAACAGAGCCGTATAGCATGGGTATGTTATTTTTAGCCATACAAAAACTTGCAAAGGACTCAAAACATCCTAATTGGAATGATGCTCCTTTTATTCTAGCTATTGAATTTAGAGGCAACACAGAAACAGGATCAATTTTAAATATTCCAAAAACTGCTAGGTACATTCCTTTTAAGTTTACAAACCTAGACATGACTGTAAAAGAAACTGGCTCTGTTTATAATTGTATCGGTCTGCCGTTCAATCAAGAAGCCTTATCTAATAAGAATTCTAAATTTAAAAGCGACCAAGCAATTAAAGGAACTACCGTTCAAGAAATGTTGCAAACAGGAGAAAAAAGTTTACAAACAGTATTGAATCAAAAACTTAAAGATATTGCTAAAGTAAACGGAATTGAAAAAGCCGACGAAATTTTGATATTATTTCCTAAAGATATCAGCTCTAAATCTACTGCAAACAGCAGTGTTAATTCCGAAACAAGTTCTTCGGCCACTGCTAATCCTAAAGACACAATTGATAGTAGCGCACTGTTTTCTAAATTGGGTGTTTCAAGAAATGCAAAAAGCGGAACTTTAGAACAAGCGGGAGCTGAATGTAACGCCATTGGTAAATCTAAAATGGGATTTGACGACAGCCGCAAAGGCAGTGCTCCCATAGGCAAAGACAATGCGGTGTATAACAAAGATACCAAAATTATGCAACGTGATCAAAATTACATAAATCAAAACGAAAGTGATTTTAAATTTAGACAAGACACTGATATTCCTAATGCAATTAATCAGGTAGTGTTAAACAGTAATTATATAACAGCTACATTTGATAATACTAACATGTCGCCTGAAGGGTATAGAGGCTGGTGGAGCGTGGATGTACAAAGTTATACCAACGGCGAAATTAATAAAACCACAGGGCAAAAACCCAGGTTATTGGTTTATAGAATAGTACCTTACAATGTTCATGCTAGTTCAGGACCGACGCCAGCAGGTAGAAAACCACCAGGATATGAGCAATTAAAATTACAAGCAGTAAAAGAATACAATTATATCTATACAGGTAAGAATGTAGATGTATTAAAATTTGATATCAATTATAAGAGCAATTTTATGAATCAAATGAGCCCAGACGGATTAATTGGCACACAGGATTCTAAATCTGCTAAATCAGACGGCGGCCAAACTGACGGAAAACCTGGAGAACAAAATCGACCTGTGGGAAAAGGTGACACTAACACCACGTTGGGTGTTGGTTCACAGATTGTAAGTTTTGTAAAAACACTGGCTGGCACAGACAAACTTGGCGGCGGCGGCTCAGAAACACAAACAACTCGTGCCGCACGACTATTTCACGACTCGTTGACAAAAGGCACAGATATGGTAGATCTCAATATGCAAATATTAGGAGATCCTTATTATATTGCGCAGAGCGGTACAGGAAATTACACAGCTCAACCAACACAATTTTCTAACTTAAATGATGATGGTTCTGTGAGTTATCAAAACGGAGAAGTTGACATTGTAATTAACTTTAGAACTCCAATAGATATAAATCAAAGTACAGGTATGTATAATTTTGGTCCCAATACAGATACTGCTCCGGTCATGCAATTTAGCGGATTGTACAAAGTACAAACCGTGTCCAGCGTATTTTCTCAAGGAACTTTTAAGCAAACACTAGTGGGATATAGACGACCAATGCAAGAATCCACCAAACCAGAGCTTAAACCTGCAGAAACATTTAATCCCAATAATAAAGTTCCTGCACCGACAACCAGTGCGTCTTCTCCAGCAACTAGCGGTTATAATGCTGATGGCAATGCTGTGGGTATTGATGTATTTTCTGAAGACGGTACAAAATCAAAATTAAAACAAAATCCTGAGACTGGAGAACTATATGATCCTGGAACTTAACTATGTCTGATGAATATGATATCAATGCCAGTGATGTATCGCAACCCTTGCCCATGCCAGGGCCGTTCCTGGCCACGGTAGTAAGCAACATTGACCCAACATACATGGGTACACTGGAAGTAGAGTTATTAAGACCAGTGGGTGCAAGTGGCGGAGAAGGCCAACTGCATCAAGTATCATACATGAGTCCTTTTTATGGTTCCACAAGTAGTAAGTATTTAGGAGCAGATCCTGATGACTATAACAATTCACAAAAAAGTTATGGCATGTGGATGATGCCTCCCGATGTTGGCGTCACAGTTGTAGTGATCTTCATTGATGGCGATCCAAAAAGAGGATATTGGATAGGATGTGTTCCTGATGAAAATATGAACTTTATGGTTCCAGGAATTGCCGCTACTCAACGAGTTACAGAAGATGTTGAGTTTGAAAAAACTGGCAGATACGGTAGAGTGCCTGTGGCAGAGTATAATAAAATTACTCCAGGAAATAGCACACCTTCGGATCCCACACAAAATTTAAAACCACGTCACCCGCTTGCACAGATTCTAGAAGATCAAGGATTACTATTTGATGATGCTAGAGGAATCACTACTAGCAGTGCTAGACGTGAAGCACCGTGTATGGTTTTTGGTATCAGTACTCCAGGACCTTTAGACAAACGAGACGGTGCAAAAACTGGCCCAGTGGGAAAATTAGAACATGAAATTCCTAACGCCCCGGTAAGCAGGCTTGGCGGTACAACATTTGTCATGGATGACGGTGATGATAAGTTTTTGCGTAAAACAACATCTTCAGAAGGTCCACCTGATTATGCTAGTGTGGAAAATGGAGAAACAGAAGGTGATCCAACTCTATTACACAATGAACTTTTTAGAATTCGCACACGGACCGGACATCAAATCTTATTCCATAATACAGAAGATTTAATTTATATTTCTAATGCTAGAGGAACAAGTTGGATAGAGTTAACTAGCGATGGAAAAATAGATATCTATGCCAAAGACAGCATAAGTGTACATACTGCTAACGATTTAAATTTTTATGCAGATAGAGATATAAACATGGAAGCAGGTCGAAATATCAATATAAAAGCCACAGACAAAGAATCAGTAGGAGATACAGCAGTAAGCGGAAGAATTCAGGTAGAAGCAGTTGGCGATTTTATTAAAATTGTGAATGGCAATGTGTTTACTCAAGTTGATGGCACACAAGATAATACCGTTACCGGAGCAGTCATACAATCGTTCGAAGACACATGGGATGTCACAATTGGCGACCAAACAAATCTAACTATTGGTGCTGGATTTGACCTCAATACTGGCGACGGCAATAAATTAACATCGGGCGGCAACATGGATATTTCTGCGGCAAACACCACAGTAACTGGAGGCAACATTAACTTTAACGGCCCTACCGCCGCAACAGCAGGATCTGCTTCTGACGTAACTCTGCCAGAACCATTGGAAACAATTGACAATCCAACTGAAGTAGAAGGTGAAACTATAACAAGTATCATGGCACGTATTCCAACAATGGAACCTTACCCGCATCATGAAAATTTAGATGGAACAATGTTTAAGCCAGATGCCACTGACAGGGAGGCTGTTACGCCGATTGATATTCCGGATGCATGGAAAAGTTACAGCACTGGCACAGACACATTTAAGAAAAATCAAGGATAATAATCATGTCTCTATACAAAAAAGTAACACTGCCTGCCGCACCAAATCCTGGGTTATCCACACCAAAAATGTATAAAGGGTTTAGCTCAGTCAATAGCAATTCAGAAAATTTTGTGCTATATGACTTTGATTTAATCAAACAGGATCTTATTAATCACTTTTATATAAGGCAAGGCGAGCGATTAATGCAACCCAACTTTGGAACCATCATTTGGAGTTTGTTGTTTGAACCGTTAACAGAGCAACTTAAAGATCTTATTTTACAAAATGTCAATGAAATTCTTAATTACGACCCCAGAGTGCAGGCCACCAATGTACTTGTAACCCCGTATGATACAGGTTTACAAATCGAAGCCACATTAAAATATATTCCTTATAATATTCAACAGAATTTACAGTTAAAGTTTGATCAAGCCAATGGGTTAATCACAGCGTAATAAGTGCCCACATAATTTTAATCAATAAATACAGCTACTAGGACACGACATGAGCTCAACTGATAGACAAAATAACTTGTTAATATCTCAAGATTGGAAGAAAATATACCAATCTTTTAAAAATGCTGACTTTCAAAGCTACGATTTTGAAAACTTACGCAGAACACTGATTGATTACATTCGAATTAATTTTCCTGAAGATTTTAACGATTACATTGAGTCTAGCGAATACCTTGCCCTAATTGACCTTATTGCTTATGTGGGCCAAAGCATAGCATTCCGCGTTGACTTAAATGCTCGTGAAAACTTCTTAGAACTAGCAGAGCGCCGTGACAGCGTATTACGTTTAGCACGTATGATCAGCTATAATTCTAGTAGAAACAAAGCTGCCTCTGGCCTATTAAAATTCAATACTGTTAGCACTACTGAAACTGTTTTAGATAGTAGCGGTAGAAATTTAGCAGGGCAATTCATAACTTGGAATGACAGTTCTAACCCTGCATGGTACGATCAATTTATCAAAATAATAAATGCCGCCATGCCACCTACACAACAATTTGGAACTCCTGCAGATTCCGCATCAATTTATGGAGTTCCAACATCGCAGTATCGTTTTAACTCTGTGAATACTGATGTTCCAGTTTATAGTTTTTCTAAATCTATTGCTGGTCGAAACATGAATTTTGAAATCACCAGCACTACTTTTAGTGAAAAAACGTTTATCTATGAAGAAGCACCTAAGATTGCAACAGCAATTGCCTGCATTTATAAAGATGACGGTTATGGTGCCGGCAGTGCAGGAACAGGATTCTTTTTTAATTTTACACAAGGTTCTTTGAATACCAGTAGTTTTACTATTAATCAACCCAGCAGTAATCAACTAGTTGATGTTGCTACACAAAATATTAATAATACAGATATCTGGCTATATGGCCTGGATCAAACTGGTTTAGAAAGTAATCTATGGACACAAGTTCCATCAACAGTGGGCAACAATATTATCTATAATAGTTTAAGTAGCAAAATAAAAAACATTTATAGCGTTATAACCAGAGCTAACGATGCAATCAGTTTAAGTTTTAGTGACGGCACTTTTGGAAATCTTCCATTGGGCAATTTTAGAGTTTATTACAGATCTAGCAATAATCTCAGCTACACAATAAACCCAACTGATATTCGAAACATATCCATAGCAATTCCTTATAGATCAGCGCAAGGACTTAATGAGATATTAACTATTAGTTTAAACTTGGCTACTACTGTATCTAATTCAACTACTACAGAATCCAATGCTAGTATTAAGTCCAATGCTCCTCAAAATTATTATACACAAAACCGAATGATTACCGGAGAAGATTATAATATTAGTCCGTTAGGAGTTACAACACAAGTTTCAAAAGTAAAAGCCATTAACAGATCCAGCAGTGGAATAAGTCGATATTTTGACCTTACAGATCCAACAGGAAAGTACAGCACTACTAATTTATTTGCCGATGACGGTGTAATATATCAAGAAACATTTACAACAGATATTAATTTTTCGTATATTACCCAAACTGATATTGAAAATGTTATATACAAAGATGTTTATAATTTGTTGAATTCCCCTAATTTAAGAAACTTCTATTATTCAAACTATATCAATTACTTGACTGCAAGTCTTGATATTGTATGGTACAACAAAACAACAGACAGCAATAGCTGTACAGGCTATGTTGGTGGCGTGGCCGGCTCAACATCAACCCTGCCTTACAAGGTTGGATATGCAACCACAACTGATTTAAAATATTTAACTGCTGGAGCATTGATTAAATTTACAGTATCAAACCCAGCAACACACTACTTTGATACACGCAACAATAACAAAATAATTACAGGCAATGTAAACACTGTTGGCGCAAGTTCTTATATATGGGCAGAAGTGGTTAATGTAGTAGATGACGGAACAGCCTCGGCCACAGGTGTATTATCTACAGGGTTTGGTCCAATAACATTAAGTCAAGTTGTTCCTCAAGATGCAATTCTTAGCCAGATTATTCCTAAATTAACTAAAACTATTTCTCCTTCTGTAATAAGTTCTATAATTGACTTGATATTTTCAAATCAAGCATTTGGATTAAGATATGAAGGTTCAACGCAAAGTTGGAAAATTGTATTTCAAACCAATTTAAACCCTTCAAGTGCATTTAGTTTAGGCAATCAAGGAGATTCTACAAATTTACAAAAAGACTCTAGTTGGCTGTTATTATTTAATACCAATAAAGAATACTATACAATCACAACTCGACAGTCTCGTTATGTATTTGAAAGTGACAAACAACTTAATTTTTATTTTGATCCGGATGTAAACATTTACGATACAGTATCTTCTTCCGTTATAAAAGATAATATTAAAATATTAAACATCAATACCAAACCTGATGAAATTATGCCGTTTAATAGTGATTTAAAATGGGATGTGATTTCAGAATACAACGGCTTAGACGGATATATAGATTCTAAAAAGATTGTTGTCACGTTTGCCGACAGCGACAATGACGGCAGTGTTGATAATCCTCAACTGTTTGTTGATATTGTAAATCCTTTGATAAATCCTTCAACAAAATATATTGTACAGAAAAAATATTTAATTAGTCAAGGCCAAGAAGATTACAAATATGTGCCAAATGATGCAATCAGGGGCCCTGTAATTATTTTAAATACTGAAAGTTCTGTAGGATCACTACTTTCGTATGCAGATGGACAATATTTTTATTTTACTGACACCGAAGTAGTAAAAAAATTAGATTTAACATCTTCAATTTTAAATCCAACATTGGATTATAAAGTATTTGTTGGTCGAGACAAATTAAGATTCCAATATACGCACGGTGCCGATTACAACAGCAGAATAGATCCAGGCGCAAGCAATATAATGGACATCTATGTATTAACAAACAGCTATGACAGACAATTTAGACAGTGGTTAAACGGTGCAAATGTTAGCGAGCCGCTTCCTCCAAGCAGTGGCGAATTAAATTCGTTATTAAGTTCTAATCTAAACTTAATTAAAACAACAAGTGATGAAATTGTATATCATCCTGTAAAATATCGTTTATTATTTGGAACAAATGCAGACACAAGTGTACAAGCATATTTTAATGTGATTAAAAACTCGATGTCAACTGTATCGGATAGTAACATTACTGCAAGAGTGTTAACAGCAATAAATCAATTTTTTGCTTTAGAAAACTGGAATTTTGGTGATACATTTTATTTTACTGAATTATCAACTTATGTTATGACAACACTGTCGCCCGATATAACAAATTTTGTTATTGTTCCAAGACAAGCTGGCAAATATTTTGGTAGCTTATTTGAAATTAAATGCCCTAGCGATCAACTATTCATAAGTTGTGCTACTGCAAGTGATATTAGTGTAGTATCGGGATTAACATCTAATAATCTTAAAACAATAACCGGGCAAGGATTGGCATCTCTTTTAGATAGTCAAATTATAACTAGTGCAACATATGGAGCAACGAATGGCTAATAACACGCCTTTTGGAAATAATGGGTTAAGTGCAAACCTTCTTCCGGGATTTTATCAAACAACTCCCAACAAGAAATTTCTTCAAGCAACTATAGACCAATTATATCAGCCGGGTAATGTAACAAAAATTAATGGCTACATAGGAAAAGAAAATAGCAAAGCAACTGTTGTATCTGATACTTTTGTTGCTTCGGCCAATTCAGCTAGAAAAAATTATCAGCTTGAACCAGGTATTGTTATTAAAGATAATCTTGGTAACATTGAATTTTTTAAAGATTATATTGATTATGTTAATCAGGTAAATGTGTTTGGTGGAAATACAGATAACCATGCTAGACTAAATGACCAAGAATTTTATAGTTGGAATCCCAATATCAATTGGGATAAGTTAACTAATTTTCAGAATTATTATTGGCTTCCGTACGGCCCTGAAACAATTAAGATTACAGGTCAACAATTAAAAGTCACAAGTACTTACCAAGTAGAGTTAACAAGTGTGGGTGCCGATAACCAGTATATTTTTACGCCAAATGGATTAACTCCAAATCCAGTAATTAAACTGTATCGAGGACAAACATATACTTTTGTAATTAATAGTCCGGGAAATCCTTTTAGTTTTAAATTACAAAGAACAGCAGGAAATTCAAACAGATACATCACCAGTTCAATAGATGCTCACGGTGTAGAGCAGGGAACAATTACATTTCACGTTCCTGATGATGCTCCTTCTTTAATTTATTATCAAAGTGAAACAGATCTTAATTTAGGCGGCATTGTAGAAATATATGATATAGATGAAAATACTTATATTGATATAGAAACGGACATTTTAGGAAAACAAGTATATACTTTAACCAACGGTACTGTACTTAGTAATGGCATGAAAGTGACATTTGAAGGAAACGTAACGCCTGCAATGTATGCAACAGGACAGTATTATGTTGAGGGTGTTGGCACTGCAATAAAGTTAGTTCCTGAAAGTGTATTACAAGTAGTGACACCTTATACAATTGCAGAATCAATTAAATTTGATGCAACACCTTTTGACACAGATCCGTTTAGCGATGCTACTGGGTATGCTAGTTTAGCAGATTATATTGTTATCAACAGAGCAAGCCGAGATAGGAATCCGTGGAGTCGATACAATCGTTGGTTCCATAAAGATGTAATAGTTGCTTCATCTACACACAATGGTGTTCCCGTAGAATTAGACCAATTATCTAGAGCAGTTAGACCAATTATAGAATTCAATGCAGATTTAAAATTATTTAACTTTGGAACCAAATCAACAATAGATGTTGACGTTATTGATGACTTTACTTTGGATGTGTTTTCAATAATAGAAGGATCGTTAGGATACAACGTTGATGGTATTAAACTTAGCCAGGGTCAAACTGTGCTGGTCACATCGGACACAGACCCATTAGTAAACAACAAAATCTATCGTGTTGAATTTATCGATGTTACCCATGTTAATGGAACTAGAAACGATCAAATTCATTTAGTGGAAGTTGCATCACCGTTTACTAATCAAACACTGCTAGTTAAAGAAGGATTAACAAATCAAAGTTCTATGTATTGGTTTAACGGCACCAAGTGGATCAAGGGTCCTATAAAATCCAATACAAATCAATCTCCAGTGTTTGATATAGTGGATGAAAGCGGAGTTAGCTACAGCGAGTTGACAGGTTCTACTTTTAAAGGAACTAAGTTATTTTCTTATAAAATTGGTTCAACGGGCACTACAGATACAATATTAGGATTTAAATTAAGTTATAAAAATGTTGGAAACATTGGGGATATTGTTTTCAATTTTGATTTGGCATCAGATACTTTTGAATTTAAAAACAACAGTAATCTTGTGACAAAAGGCATCAACACTGGGTACTTGGTAAGTCAAGATTACACAGGCAATGTCAAATATTTAAATGGTTGGGAAATTTCTAAAGCTACAACATCTCAGGCCGCTGTGAGAATTTATAAAGATAAAGATAAATTTAATAACTTTGATGTTGATATTTTTAATGATATAGAACAGTTAGACGATTTAATTGCTCGTGTTTACGTTAACGGTGCTCTCCTTTCTAAGGACAACTGGATATTATCTAATGGTCCAGTTTATAAATTTATTTCTTTAAAAACTCCAATCACCAGCCAGGATATTTTAACAATTAAAGCATACGCTTCACAACCAATCAACGGCAATGGGTTTTATGAGATTCCTTTGAATTTACAAAATAATCCAATGAATGACGTAATAGGTGATTTTACACTGGGCGAAGTTATAGATCACACAGCTTCTATAGTTGCAAATTTAACTAATTTTAAAGGAAGTTTTCCAGGGGCCAGCAATTTAAGAGATTTGGGTAATATTACTCAGTATGGAACTAAGTTTGTTCAGCACAGCGGCCCCTCAAGTTTAGCATTGTATCATATTACTTCAGAGTCAAACAACATAGTTAGAGCCATCGAACAATCAAGAGATGATTATGCTAATTTTAAAAAAATCTTTGTAAGCACATCTGAAAATTTAGGAATTGACGGCGATCCAGCATCAATGGTAGATTTGATACTTCAAAAAATTAATAAAGATAAACCAAATACTGGCCCTTATTATTTTAGTGACATGGTTGGTTACGGTGCATCTCTTAAAACTGAAATCAATGTAGTAGATTACCGCATTAAAACCTATCCGTTAACCAGTGTGTTTTCTTTAAATTCATTATCAAGTAAATCTTGTTTAGTGTATATCAATGGAAGCCAACTACTTTACGGAAAAGACTATACATTTAATTCTCAAGGATTTATTTTGATGACGGATTCATTGGAATTTGCCAATGATGACATTATCGCAATTTATGAATATGAAAGTACAGACGGATGTTTTATTCCTGAAACTCCTACCAAATTAGGAATATGGCCAAAATACGAACCTAAGATTTATTTAGATACATCACTACTAACACCTCAGGTAATGATACAGGGACATGACGGAAGCCAAACATTGGCATACGGTGATTACCGTGACAACTTGATTTTAGAATTAGAAAAAAGAATTTTTAATAATATAAAAGTACAATACGATACGTCTATATTTGACATCAATGATACTATACCAAGTTACAACAGAAAAACTCCATACACCAACACTGAATTTAATTCAGTGTTAGCTCCTCATTTTTATAAATGGGCTAAAACTGTTAACAATGATTTTTCTCAATCGTTGTCATTTGACAACACTAATACTTTTTCTTATAATTATTCTCGAAATAGTTCTCCTACCGGCACAAGCCTTCCAGGATACTGGCGTGGTGTATATAGATGGCTTTTAGATACTGACAGACCTCATATGTGTCCTTGGGAAATGTTAGGATTTACACTGGAACCGCCTTGGTGGATAGAAACTTATGGCCCTGCCCCGTATACCAATGATAATAGGGTCATGTGGCAAGACCTCACAGATGGTATTATAAGACAACCAAATACTCCAGTGGCAACGGTATCTAAATATGCAAAGCCGTTTTTAATGTCACGCATTCCTGTTGACAATGCTGGAAATTTAACAAGCCCTGTTGTTTCTGGTCTTGCATCAGGCACAATTACATCCAACTCTAATCTTAATTTTGTATTCGGCGATGTGGGACCAGTTGAAGGGTCGTGGAGACGTAGTAGCTATTATCCTTTTAGTGTGTTAATAACTGGAATTTTATTAAACCCTTCTAAATTATTTGGATTGTTAATTGATAGAAGTAGAATTTTAAGAAATAAAACTGGACAGTTAATTTATAAAGATACTAATTTAAGAATACGTCCTCAAGATGTTGTTCTTCCTAGCGTATACAGTAGTTCCGCACGAGTACAAACTGCTGGAATTATTAATTATCTTGTAAATCATATTTTAAATTATGTTTTTAGTAACAATTTAAAATCTTATTCTAAATATGCGTATGATTTATCTGAGATGACATCTCAATTATCTTACAGACTTGGATCTTTTACAAACAAAGATCGATTTAATTTATTACTTGACAGTAAAACTCCAAGTAGTACTGGAAGTGTTTTTATTCCTAAAGAAAATTATTCTGTATTTTTAAATACATCAAACCCTATTAAAAAGTTATTATATAGCGGAGTGATGATTACCCGTCTTAAAAATGTATATCAAATTGCAGGGTACAGTCAATCTGAACCTTACTTTAAATGCTACCAACATGCACAGTCAGGCGCCACTATAAATGTAGGCGGCATAACTGAGTCTTACGTAAATTGGTCGGCGGGCGAGTCATATGCAATTAGTACAGTTGTAAAACATGTTAATAAGTTTTTTAGAACAACAGTAACGCATACTTCAACTACTGAATTTAATTCGCAAAATTTTGATTTACTCCAAGCAATTCCTATTCAAGGCGGGCAATCTGCTGTTTTTAGAAAAAGTTGGAACAAATCAAATATAATTACAGTTCCATACGGTACTGGTTTTGAGACTATACAATCTGTAGTTGACTTTTTAGTAGGATACGGGGAGTGGTTAAAAGATCAAGGTTTTGTATTCAATGATTTTAACAACAACCTGGGTCAGGTTTCAAATTGGGAAACCAGTGCAAAAGAATTTTTGTTTTGGACTACACAAAATTGGAGTTCAGGCCAGGATAAATGGAATGATTGGGCACCCGGTGAAAAATTAGAATATGGAAATATAGTTAGATATAACGGAGAATATTATAGTGCTATAGCAACTTCTCAAGACCTCATTTTTGATTCTAACAAATTTACTAAGTTGTCATCCCTTAATATTTCTGGCGCCAGTGTAATTAGTTTGAGCCCTGTAGCTGGAAATATAACTTTTACTGCGGCATTATCTGTAGTTGATGATATTAAAAATCCTTTTAATAACTATGAAATTGTAAAAGTAGATGGCACTTCGTTATTACCCTCAGATTTAGAATCTTATAGAAATAATAATACTGTTAGTTATAAACCTAGAACTAATGACGGTATATACGGTGCTAGTTTTTATTTAATACAACATGAACATGTGGTTATCATTGACAATAAAACCATATTCAATGATACTATTTTCAATCCTGCATCGGGTTATAGACAAGAAAGGATTAAAGTTGCTGGCTATATAACTAACAATTGGTATGGCGGCCTGGACATTCCAGGATTTATCTTTGATTCGGCTACTATTACAGAATGGCAACCGTGGCAAGATTATAATCTTGGCGATATTATTAACTACCAAGGGTTTTATTATAGTGCTAATAAATTTTTACCAGGGTCTTCTGATTTTGTAACAACAGACTGGACATTGTTAGATAAAAAGCCAGAACCTAAAATTTTACCTAACTGGACAAATATTGCCACACAGTTTACAGATTTTTACAATTTAGATACTGACAGTTTCAACTATAATCAACAAACAGTTGCCCATCATCTTATTGGATATCAAAAACGCCAATATTTAAGTAATATTATTCAGGATGATGTGAGCGAGTTTAAATTTTATCAAGGAATGATTAGAGAAAAAGGAACAGCAAATGTTCTTAATAAATTATTTGACGTCCTGCAATCTGAAGATAAAGAAAGTATAGAATTTTATGAAGAGTGGGCAATACGTGTTGGACAATACGGCGCAAACTCTGCGTTTGACCAAATTGAATTTGTTATCGATGAATTACAAGTTAAGAGCAATCCACAAGGATTTATTCTTACAAATCAAGTTGACCCAACTTTAAATTCTTTTGTAATTCAATTAACACCTAACAACGTATATTTAAAACCAAGTGATTACAATTCTACTCCTTGGCCAGAAACATCAAGTTACACTCCTTTATTAAGATCTGCTGGCTACGTTAATTCAGGTGATGTTACTATCTCACTAGGAAATATTTCAGAAATTCTTAATTACGATCCTACTACTTTAACAAACGGAAGCTATATCTGGTCTTCTTTTGATGTATCAGATTGGAATGTTTATAGATTTAGTGATCTTGGATTGTCTGTAACTGGGGTATCGTATGACACTGCCTCAAAAATACTAACAGTTACCACAGAAAGTTTATTAACACTAAATGTTGGCAATTATATTGGAATAACTCAAACAACAAATATCAACGGATTTTATAAAATTGTTTCAATAACATTAAATTCATTTGCAGTTTCAGCTCCTAAGGTAACAACATTTAGTCCTTTTAATAATTTACCAACAATAACAATTTATGCGTTACTAACCCAACGTGCTAATAGTATAGATAATCTAGATTCTATTCTTCCTTTGAAATTAAACGGCGGAGAATTATTATGGACTGATACAGATGCAAATAATAAATGGTCTGTATGGGAATACAATACAGTATATACAGAGACTGATATTATAAATGCTAACCCTCTTGTGAATTCAGAGTATGGCAGATCTATAGCAGTTTCAAAAATTGGAAATATATTAGCATCTAGTTCGTCAACAGGTCAATTACAAATTTATACCAAAACTGGAATTTTAGAACCTTGGACAAATCATCAGTTATTACAAAAACCTGTAGCGTCTTCAAATCTAACTGGTAGTTTTTCAGGAACAATCGTAAACATAGATCTTGGCTCGTTGATTTCTTCAACTACTATGTCTGGCGCTACTCCGGGATCCGGTTATACACCGTTGGTAGGCAGTCAAATTTATACATCAGTTCCATTAACTGGAGGAACCGGGTCTGGAGCAATTGCTAATATCACAATAACGAACGGGTCAGTGACTGCTGTAGATTTGTTGCGTTACACAGATAACTATGTTTCAGGAGAGCTATTAAGTGCATCATCGACACTGCTTGGTGGCACAGTTTTAGTTCCGTTTCAAACTAAAATTACTAATTCTTGCGGCTCGGGATATACTCCACTAGTAGGAACAGTTACTTATCGCAATGTTTCTCTTACTGGCGGAACCGGCGTTGGCGCAACAGCCGACATTCAGGTACAAAACGGTGAAGTTAGTTTTGTACAGATAGTTGATGGTGGCACAAACTATTCTTCAGGTAATATTTTAAGTGCAACTGCTTCTTCGATTGGCAACACAGTTAGTGTTCCATTTACCGTGACTGTATCAACTATCAATTTAAATCAAGATGCTACATTGTCATCTGTAATTGCATTTAGCAACGATAGTACCTGGATGGCAACCGGAAGTCCGCTGGCAGGATATGTATCAACACACCATGTTGGACCTTATTCATCTGGTGTAGCTTATCCTGCAAAATCTATAGTAGCGTCTGCTGGAAAAGTCTATCAAACAGCACTGTTGATGCAATCAACTTACACTTTGATTGGCGGAACAACGTTAAATCAAGGGCAAGGTGCTAGATTTAACGTTGTTGTTATCGGATCTTCTTATACTGTAAACATAGTATCTGGCGGCGCAGGATACAAAAATGGAAATAAAATTAAAATTCTAGGATCGGCAGTAGGCGGAATTGATACTGTTAACGATATAATCATCACAATTACGGGTGTTTTAGAATCTAGTATTACTTCAGTTACTGCGACAGGAACATGCCCTCCAAGAACTTATATTACATTGCCAGGAGATGTAGTTTTAGGAAGCGGTGCCAAATTTAATATTACTACTAACTTAACAGGATATACTGCAACTGTTTCTAATATAGGAAGCGGCTATGTGGTAGGAGATCGTATATTAATTTCAGGATCCATTGTTGGTGGCGTAGATATTCTTAATGATATTACAATAATTGTACAAACTTTAGGATCATCATCTATGACTGTTAGTGTAACAGGTATAACTGGATGGGTAGTAATACCGTATGTTCCTGTTGACCTCGGCGGAACTAATAGTTCTCTAATCAAACAAGGAATTATTACCTTATACAAAAAAGATGCAACTAATAACTACTTTTTAGTTGATTCTATTATTAGTCCTATTCCGTCAAACAACGAGCAATTTGGTTCAACTTTGACATTTGGCAATAATACTTTATATGTTGGAGCAATTGGGTCTTCTAACAACACTGGTAAAGTTTACAGACTAATTTATTCAAGTTTAATCAATGCATCATCTGCGTATAATCCAGTTGGAAGTTCTAATTCTATAGTAGTTGTAACCAGTACTAGTGGAATCAAAACAGGAATGATTGTGCAGGGTGCTGGTTTTACTAGCGGACAATATGTTTTATCAGTAACAAGTGATACTACTTTATTACTAAGTGGAAGTCCTGATTCAACTCCCAATGGAGTATTAAACTTTGTAACAACATCTTGGAGTTATGATTTTTCAGAAACAGCACTGCAATCTATTCCAAACGGTGCAACACAATACGGAACATCTATCCAGCTGAGTTTAGATACTAAAACACTAGTAATATCGTCATTGGGAAGTGTGTATATATACAAAACAGTTTCTAATTTATTATTGCTAATTCAAACTTTAACAGGATCTACTTCTAGATTTGGATCTAGTGTTGCTATTTCAGATGATGGTACTTATATTGCAATAAGTGATGATATAGAAAGCACTGCAATTGTAAATCAAGAAGGAAGTGTTAAGGTATACAAACTTAACAGTTCAACTTATGTGCTTTATCAAACATTAGTTAATCGAATTCCAGAAGTATCGCAAAAGTTTGGTAATAAAATATTCTTTATGAATGACTATGAAACTTTAGTAGTTTACAGTCAAGAAGGCGACACCAGACTAACTACAACATTTGATAATTTAGCAACTACATTTGATAAAGACTCGACAACATTTGTTTCACCGCGTATTAATAGTGGACGAGTTGATGTATACGACCGTTACTTAACTAAATGGGTATACAGCGAAACATTACCAACTACAAGTGTGAATAATGATGGCTATGGTGTTGGTCTAGCAGTTGGTGAAACTCAAATATTTGTTGGCGCTCCGTTCACAGCAGTTAATTCACTCTCTTTAGGAAAAATTTACAACTACAATAAACTACCTGATGATTACACTTGGAAGAAATACGCAGGACAATCATCAGTTCCAGATATTAAAAAGATTAAAAAAGCATTTTTGTACAATAAGTCTCTAGGAACGTTATTAACATACCTTGATGTTATTGATCCGTTACAAGGAAAAATTGCAGGCCCGGCTGAAGAAGAAATAAAATATAAAACATTTTACGACCCTGCTACTTATTCGGTAGGCACCAATACAGTCACAGTGGATCCGTCAAACATTTGGTCTAGCAATCAAATTGGAACATTGTGGTGGGATTTAAGGACAGCCAAGTTCATCAATAGCTATGACAGCAGTATCACTTATAGAACCAATACATGGAGTAAATTAGCACAAGGTGCCAGTATTGATGTGTATGAATGGGTAAGTACAAATTTAAGACCTAGCCAGTGGAATTCACAAGCAGATACAGACGCCGGCCTTGCAAATGGAATTAGTGGCTCTACTTTATACGGAGATGATACTTATTCTTTAACTCAGACTTATGATAAAATAAGCAAAACATTTAAAAACAAATATTATTACTGGGTTAAAAATACAGTTGTAATTCCAAAAATTTCTAATCGTTTTATATCTGCCAAAGATGTATCTTCTTTAATTTCTAATCCACAAGGACAAGCATACACGTACCTTGCACTTACTGGATTGGATTCTTTTAGCTTAGTAAATGCACAGTCATACCTAACAGGGTCTGACGTTGTGTTATCTGTTGAATATTGGAATATTGATAAAACAGATCAAAATATTCACAGTCAGTATAAAATTATTAGCAACGATCCAAAAACTTCAATACCCACGTCAATAGAACAAAAATGGATTGATAGTTTATGCGGAGTTGATACGGAAGGTCGGTTGGTTCCTAATCCAGTACTACCAGTCAAATTGCAATATGGCGTTGAAAATCGTCCACGCCAGGGTATGTTTGTAAACAGACTAGAGGCACTAAAACAACTAATAGAATATGCAAATCAGATTTTAATTAAAAATCAAATTGTTAAAAACAATAACATTAGTTCATTAGAATTGTTTGATCCTGAACCTTCTGTGTTGTCGGGATTGTACGATAAAATTTTAGATACTGATACAGAATTACCTTATGCAAATGTTTCAAATTTTGCTGTACCTGTGTTAATTCCTGTAATTGTTGATGGAAAAATTGTTGACATCACTATTAAAAGTGCGGGCAAGGGATATATTAAAACAATAACCAATATTGATACAGCACCATTTATTACTATTAACGGTGCAGGCATTGGAGCAGTTGTACAAGCTGAAATCAATAGCTTAGGTCAAATTATTGGAGCAGTAATTATTTCTGGAGGTGAGGGATATGATTCTAATACAACTTGTTCTATTAGAAATTACAGTGTTCTAGTTCATAGCGACACACAGGCCCAAGGAACATGGAGCATTTATTCATATGACCCTACTTTTAAATTATGGTCAAGAACTTTAACTCAAAGATTTGATGTTAGAAATTACTGGTCGTACGCCAATTGGTTTGCAACTGGTTATAATCAATTTACATTAGTGGATTTTGCAGTTGATACATTTGCAGATTTGAATACTATTGAAACTTCTATAGGAGACAATGTAAAAGTTAGATCTGCTAACTCGGGCGGCTGGCTAATACTAGAAAAATATAGTAATACAACAAGTATTGACTGGACTCAGTCGTATCAAGTGGTTGGAGTAGAAAATGGAACTATTCAATTTAATAGTTCTTTATATCAATTTGCTAATACTTTAGTTGGTTTTGATTCTGGAATTTATGACGACAATGTATATGACGTTGTTGCAAGTGTTGAATTACGAAATATATTAATTGCTTTAAAAGATGTAATTTTTGTTGGAGATTTAAAACAAGAATACTTGAATCTATTTTTCAATAGTATCCACTATGTTCTTAGTGAGCAAGTGTATGTTGATTGGATATTTAAAACAAGTTTTGTAAAAGCTCAACACAATGTAGGAGATTTAGATCAACCAGTAAATTATCCTGTGGACAACTTGGCTAATTTTGAAGACTATATTAATGAAGTTAAGCCTTATAGAACTAAAATTAGAGAATACATAAGCAATTATGATGGAACAGACGTTGCTCAGTTGCCAATAACTGACTTTGATTTAATGCCAATTTATGAAAATAATTCCATAGGATTAATTAATGCAACAGTTAAAGATGGAAAAATATTTGCCGATAACGCAAAAATTAGAGAGTATCCTTGGAAATTTTGGCTTGATAATGTTTCTTTTGATATAGTAGACTTAGTTTTAAATAGTGGTGGCACAGGGTATATTATAGAACCCGACGTAAAAATTATAAGCGACAGCGGCAGCGGTGCAGTTGCAAGAGCATTTATCAATAACGGAAAAGTAAATCGAGTAGTATTGCTTGAACCGGGTACTGGATACTTGTCAGCCCCAACAGTAATTTTAGATGGCGGCCTGTCAGAAAACGGTACTCAGGGATCTGTTTCTGCAATTATTGGAAATAGTGTTATACGTTCCACTAAAGTCACAATTAAATTTGATAGACATACTTCAAAACAATATATTACACAACTTAAACAAGTTGAAACGTTTTTAGGAACAGGCAGTAACTTGCAGTTTTCATTAAAATGGGCTCCTAATGCTACAATAGGTAACTCTTCAGTGACATTGAATGGAATTCCTGTTTTAAGAGAATTGTATACACTTAGTACAGTTACTTCTGTTTACAAAGGGTACGAATCGTTTTCAGGATTGCTTACACTTGATATATCATTGAGGCCGATTGTTGGAAACATTGTAGTAACTTACTTAATTAACGAAGCGTCTTTAAATTCTGCTGATAGGATAGAGTTTTATTATGCACCCCAAGAAGGCCAGTTAGGAAAAGATTTAAGTCAATTAATGATGGGCATTGATTATGGAGGTGTTATAGTAGACGGGTTAGGATTTAACATAACAACAGGATGGAGTTCACAACCTTATTATACAGACAAGTGGGATAGTGTTGACAGTAAATTTGATGATTATTTTGT